CGTAGGCTCTTCGCCTACGCCCCCCTCCTTTTAACTCTATGCAGTCTTTTGCATAGTGCTTCAAGTACAGTTCGTATTTGTTGACTCCTTCCTTTTCTGAATCTCCCTTGATTCACCCACTACTAACTACACACCCCATTCGTGTTTGTCTTTTGTCTACACAACTCAACACACACATCCAATGTTTAATTTGGAGCGCTTCACGTTCCTTAGCTCATCTTACACATTTTTGATGTCACATAGTTACACACTAGATACTCTACGATCTGTTATACTATTGGTACGTATAACTTGAAATACCCTTCACTGATTTGTCACTCAGTGATTATAAGATCGAGATGATTTGAAACCATTTCTCGTTGTTAAGAACTTTGGTTGGTTCTTAGCTCCTAGAATTGGCGGAATTCGTTTAGATCGTCATATATGTTCTTACCTTATTGAGATAGGGCCTTGACAACCTCCGTGAAATACCGGGCGTAAGATAGAACATATTGCCAAATAGGGAAGTCCTAGACCTTGGGAACAACTTCTCTCCCCTATATACACATTGCACTAACTAGCGGTCAGGATTGCTAGACTAGAGTCTATGCGTTCTGCGTTTAGTAGGAAATGAACACCTACTGGCCGTGATGTTTTAATGTAAGTGATATATAGCCTGAGAAGCCCTGTCGACAGAGGTGACCCTTGCGGTGTTCATGATACCATGTCTTCCCCCTCCGCAAACCAAACCCCACGGACTTTCGACTCAGCCTGCATCTCAAACCTCGCCGGACACTCTTGTGATACCAACGATTTCGATCCCACATCAGAGAAACCCTTGCCTGATTACCACGACAACATACGCCGTGCTACCACCTGGGGATGGCTCCAACACCCTGAGCCCACCGCTTTCTATGGATGGCGTGACCCCCCCCCAGTTGCAACACCAATGTATGATCTCCCCGGAAACAGACCAGATGAACAACAGCTAACTCTTGAAGACTTAGATACATATAGATACCACGACTCCTCCTTTAAATTTGTATCCCGTATGGACACACCACCTAACTATTCAGTACTCCGCCGTGACGTTCCTCCCTCTTTCTTTGAACGTGAGCCATACACACAAGATCAACTCCCCGGCATCCTCGCAGTAGATCCCCTATACATGCTCAATAGGAATCTTTGCTCCCGCGAGACTTGTTGTTGCATGGGTTTTATGAACACACTCATCCTCAATGAGTTCGATTTCCACCCTTCATTTCCCTCCATGAGCGTATACTGCCAAGTGTATCGCCTTTGTCATTGTGACGCACCCTTCGCTATCTTCGTCCTCTCATCGCTCCCTCCAGGATCCCTACCTGGCCGAAGCTCACTTAGGCTCTTCATAAAACACATGCGCAAATGGGTCAATCGCCACCCTAAGCGATGGACCTATTTGACTACACACCTCTTCCCACGTTGGTTCAGAGATGGCCCTCAGCCCTCTGAACGAGAGAAAATGAATGTATGTGTGGACCCCGAACTCTACAGCTGGTACAATCCTCCAGACGTAGAACCCTTTTACCTCCCCCGCTGGTTCCAACCAGAATTCAAAGGACTCCGACCCGTCCTACCACCACCGCGTTGGATGATCTATCGCAATGATGAGGAGCCTTTGCCCCTCACTCATGACGATGGGTTTGACGAAGCTATGGACGTAGATGAGCCCGATGAAGCCCAGGTAAAATGGGATGTCACACTCAAACACGACTTTTCAGACATCTACAATCGCATCGAAGCTTATTTAGGTACATGTAACTTCCTCCCACACGTTTCAGCCTTCATGAGCGTTCTTCTAGCTCGACTCTTTGCTTACACAGTTGGAAACACACCTTTCAACATCTCAAACATTCTCGCAGATATAGTCACTTTTGCATCACTTCTTAACTTAGGACAACATATTCTTTCTTCTATCAAAGATATTGTACTCAACTTCGTGAACACATGCATGCCTGACATCCCACAAGTTTCGTTTGCAGACTTAGGAAACATCGGAGAACACTTCACACTAGAGAAAATCATAGAACATCTCTCCACTTCCACTACCATTTTCAACACATTTGTAGGGGGCATCTTTACTATCGTGGCCTTGATTTTCACCAAGAAATCACCATCCACCACGGATGTTGGTTCCTTTGTGAATAACCTCGGACTACTGGGTAAGGGTGCTCAAGGCATTGGTTATCTCATTGACCTTGTCTCTCGAGCTTGCACTTTCGCTGTTGAGTGGTGCCGTGAGAAAATCACCGGCATCCCCAGCAGCGTTAGGGTAAGTTCGGCCTACGCTAATGACGTTGAACAATGGTATTTGGACACACAAGCACTCGCAACACTAGACACATCAGACAGACTTAAGTTTGATTCGGAACTCTGCACTAAGGTCGCTGCCCTTGTTCAACAAGGATTGCGAATCCAGTCAGATTACCACAAACTTAAGGCTCCCGCATATATATTAGCCGCATTTACACCTCATTTCCTGACCTTGAACCGTTACTGGGAGAGAGCACAGGCGTCTGGTGCAATGCAAAAGCATTCGCGACAGGAACCCCTTGTGATCTCTCTTAGCGGCGCTTCGGGTGTCGGGAAATCCACCGTCATGCTGCCTTTATGTATACAATTGTTGAAAGCTGAGTTTACACCTGAACAACTCGCCGACGACAAGTATTTAAAGGAAATATACGTTAGGAGACCCGAAAATGACTTCTGGGACGGTTACTCAGGACAGCACATCTGTATGTACGATGACTTCGGACAAACAGTTGACACATCTGCCAAGCCAAACCTAGAATTCATTGAGATTATCCGCACACAAAACATCATGGAGTATCCACTACATGCTGCAACACTTGAGGAGAAGGGAAAGCTCAAGTTCACCTCTAAGGTGGTCTTGACCTCTACTAACTCTGAAGTTTTCAACATCGCTTCACTTACACATCCTGCCGCTTTCTACAGACGATTTGGTATTGCTGCTCGCGTTACTGTAGCACCTCAGTTCGCCACTAATGGTCGCCTGGACACAACCAAAGTCCGCACCATTACTGGTAATGCCTATAGCACCGACCCTTACCTTTTCACCACATACGACCCAGCCAATCACACAAAGGTTTTCGCTAAGGATCTCAACTTTGCTGACTTTGTCACGCTTTGTCGGGATCGTTATGTGGAAGCTCAACAGAAACACACCGCACACGACGCCTTCCTTAAGTTACATCTCGCCAACGAACCTGCACCAGTTGTACCAACAGCACCACCACTGCCACCAGCTGCACCACAACCATCAACATCCAAAGCACCGCTGCTAGCTACACCACAGACGCAACCAGACAACTCACAAGTTTGGGTAAAAGTCGATCTCACCTCGATTGCTCGAGCAACTTGCTCGGCAGCCCTGGAGAAGGTTTACCACACTACCAAACTAGACAAACTCATACGCGCCTATCGCAACTACAACACAGCTCCGGTTCCACATTGGGCAGTTGTCTACCAGACTCTGCGCTCCGTGGATCCTCTACCTGCAAACACATTCAATACACGCGCCCGTTGGTGTGCGAATGCTATCCTTACTCCAACTGCATTCAACATGGACGCCGCACCCATCGCTTTCACGCCTGCAGAGGAGACACTGTTTGTTGATGAGATTATCACTTGTTTTAAACTCAGCAACACCTTTGAATCTTTCGTTGACGGGTTGGCCGCTTTCACGGGACGCAACCGCCACTTCATAAACCACTTAGGACGCCTTGACATCACCATGCCACTACACATACGACTCCGTGAGACCTGGGCCTCTACTAAGGTCCAGCTCGCGGAGTGGTTCCAGACGCTCATGGATAAATCCATTGAGTGGATTCAACATCCACTCTTTGGAATTATCGCACCCATCGCTTTCATAGGTACATTCTATTACTCGCTTTATAGATTAGTTCAACCTACAAACACTGTTATGGATTGTATTACACTACCAGGATGTCAGATTTACAATTACTCATCAGCTGTCTGGGATCTTCCCGATTCCATGGTAGCCTCGACTAATGTAAAGCTGACACCCTGTACCCGCCCTTGCATCTGCCAATCACAAACAGGACGTTCATTAGTGGAACTCGCACAAGTCGCAAACAAAGCCAAAGCACCGTCCATCTACACACTCGCTAACACTTTCATGGAGTTGTATGAGGAGCAGGAATTCGAAGCCGGTCGACCTCTTAACACAGAAGGCCGCTCAAACGACTCGCAGACTCGACACCGCCAAGCACATCGCACAGAAGGACGTTCAAACGATTCACAAACGCGTTCACGACAGACCTTCAAGACAGAAGGACGCCCAGACCGATATCTCATATACGACACCACCACACACCGCCTTGCAGACAGCGCGGGGGTCATTACATCCCCCCGCGACCTACAGACAGGAGTAACTCAGGATACTATCAAGTACAAGTACAAGCGTGACACCTACCTGTTGTCCTCTTTCCAGGAATCACCTATCTGGATAGAGGTCAACGGGTTGATGTATCGCTTCCCTACAGTTGAACACGCCTATCAAGCACTTAAAACGCCGCAACACGCCACACTCACAACCTATGAAGCTCACTCGGACCCTTACCTTGCCAAGAAGGTGGGGGCCCGAGCTGTGCCTCACCAGGACCGCACTCACATTATGTACATGCTACTCGCTATGCGCAACACCGACCCGTTCTATGCTGCCATGCTCCAGAACTCGTCTCCTAAGTACTTACAACACGAAGGAGACGCTTTCTGGGGTGATGAAGGCCAGAACACCCACGGGAAAATACTCATGCACATCCGCGATCAGGTGCCCGATACCACCGAAGGTACCTACGACACTAGCGCATCTGACGTCATTGACAAGATCGTGGCTAAATCTATTTACCACGTTTACGTTAACGGCGTCTCTGCCATGAGTTGTACCATGATCAAAGGACGTGTGGGTATTCTCCCCAGTCACATTGCACAAGTCATACAACCGACTGACGCCATCCGCATTGCTTCGCCATACGGATGCTCAGAAGGTTACACTTTCCCATACTCTGCCATCAAAATTCACGCCTGGCCTGACCAAGAACGACCAAAGGACTTAGTCCTCTGGGAGTTCCCAACTCAGGTCCACACGCACATTGACTTGACAAAATACTTGATACATGCCGAACAGATAGGAACATTTACAAACGCTACAGGATCTCTCGCACCACTACGAGTCTCTCCTCATGTGGGGCTTCACGCTGTGCAGCTATGTGCTACACGCGTTGAGGCCTCGGATGGGGTGAGACACAGTGTGTGTGGGAAACAGTCTTACTACACCCGCCAGTACTATGCCTATGAGCTTCCAACAGAGCCCGGAGATTGTGGGGCTCCACTGGTTTTGCGCAAACTTTCTTTACCGCGCAAGCTAGTGGGATTCCACATCTCCGGTGTCCCTGGGAAGAACATCGGTATATCTGCTTCTTACACTTTTGAGGACTGGACACTACACTCTAAAGCTATCACCACAACTAACGCTATTTCGCTCATCGCTGAACTAGAATCGCAGCCTCTTGTTGGTCAGATCAAGCCGGAGGGAGATTTCTATCCTATTGGAAAGTTCTCCTCCCCGCTTGCTATGCCCACCAAGAGCGCGATTCGTCCTACACCGCTACAGCCTTACTATGCCACACCTACTACGATGCCCGCCGCACTACGACCTCTGAAGCTGCAGGGGGAGCTGGTTGATCCAGCTCTCCTTGCAGCCAAGAAAAGTGGTGTGGTGTGTCCTTACATAGACACTACAGACTTGCAAGAAGCCCTTCACAACGTGTTGGACCTACACCGGACTCAGGACGCTCCTCGGAGAGTTCTGACAATGGCGCAGGCGATAACAGGTTTTGAAGGTGACACTTACAGAACGCCCATGAACAGGAAATCAAGCGCAGGGTTTCCGTGGAATCGTGAGCCGGGAGTTTGTGGCAAGCGCAAGTGGCTGGGAGTAGGTGATAACTATATCACTGACCACCCAGCCCTTGCTCTTGCCGTAACCACTCGGATCGCTAACGCCACAAAAGCCATACGCACATCAACATATTGGACAGACACGCTTAAAGACGAACGCCGCCCAATTGAGAAAGTCGCTGCTGGAAAGACTCGTCTTTTCGCCAACGGCCCTCTCGATTACAACATCGCTTTCAGAATGTACTTCCTAGACTTCATCGCACATTGCTACGCAGGACGCTTTGCGAATGAGATGGCGGTGGGGGTTAATCCACACTCTTCAGAGTGGACTCTCCTCTACCATCATCTCACCCGCAAGGGTAACGCTGTCATAGCTGGGGATTTCTCCAACTTTGACGGCACACTCAACGCTCAGATTCTCATTGGAATTTGCGACCTCATCAATGAGTGGTACGACGATGGCGTAACCAACGCCATCATCCGCCGCACATTGTTTGAGGAAATCGTAAACTCCATACACGTCATGCGAGACACAGTTTACATGTGCACGCATTCACAACCTAGTGGCAATCCAGCCACCGTGGTTTTGAACTGCCTGTACAACTCTGTAATACTGCGTCTCTGCTGGCGCCATATTTTCCGCGACACCTCACTACACTCCATGTATCACTTTGGGAGACTTGTTTCCCTAGTGTCATATGGAGATGACAACGTACTCAACATTCACTCATCTGTTTCCGACTACTTTAATCAGACCACCATCACAGAGGCCATGAACGTATACGGAATGAACTACACTGACGAATCCAAAACTGGGAACTCAGCAGCCTGCCGCACCATCTCGGAGGTCTCTTTTCTGAAGAGATCCTTTGTGATGGACGGTGGGTACTGCTGGGCTCCGCTCGAGGCTTCAGTGCTTCATGAGTCTGTACTTTGGTGCAAGACTGATGAAGACCTGGAGATACCAGAGCTAGTCAAACAGACCGTGGAGATGATGGTCCAGGAATGGGCGCATTATCCTCGCGATAGGTTTGACATGGAGGTTAAAGGCCTTCAGGATGCAGTTCGCACCTGTGTGCCGAGTCTGGTGATGAGTTGGCCGAGTTGGCGGGAGCTTCGCTCCTCCATCCACGGCCTTCGCATCACCGACTTTGCATACGGTGAGAAGTTGTAGTGAGCTAACCCCTCACCGTCTTGCCTGACGTTAACAAAACCCCGAGAACTCGAAATCCTCGGGGGGCACACTATCACGCAACGCTAACTCTCTTGATGCCCGTCGGAGTAAGGACGCGCGCTGGTAATAGTGAGCAGGTTCGGACGATGAACTTCGGTTCTAGCCAGCAGTAAAGGGATCTCTACGCATAGGAGAAGGAATACGTACTCCTCCATGCGCAAATTCGCTTGCTGTTCCCATGGGCTGTCACCCCATGCTGCAATATCTACACCAGCGTGCTGTTCCTAAAACGGCACTGCTATTACAAGAGAGAGGCACGCACTACGATACAATGTCTAACTCTAACACTCAAGAAACCGAACAGATCACCACTTTCAACGATGACGTCACAGTAATTTCAACGACCTACGACCATGTTGTGCCCACGACCTCAAAGCCGGGAGCGTATGCCCATGACCACGATGAATCTCGTATTCATACAGTCATGGACGTGCTTTCCCGACCACAAGTCGTGGCGCGCTTCACAGTCACACCGACCGCCACTGAACCATCGTTCACCTCTGATGTACCTCTTCTTCATGAGAGTACATATCCTTCCGCTTTCTTTTCTTCTTCGGCCGACGTGGTGAGGAAACTCACTGGTTTCTCGTATCTGCGAG